TCCTGCGTCACCTGATCCATCTCGTACCAGTGCTTACCCTTGAACAAATTGTACGGTGTGGTCTTGGACGGCATACCGAAGTGCAGGCGGACTTTCTCCAGGCTGGCCGACAGGTGTGTGCCGTAGAGCAAGCGGAACATCGACATAGGGCAGACGATGCGAGCCGGATGTACGTTGTAATGATGGGACAATATGAGGCCATCAAACTGCGCGTGCCACGCAATTAGCATCGTGTCCGACCAATCGTGCTCCTTGAGAACATAGCGCAGCTCCTTCTCGGCGTACCAGCGCGCGGGGACGGACGGGCTCCATTTGATCGCGGCGCCATGCGCTTCGAAGCGAGGGTCGCGCACGTAGCTTTCCGTAGACATTCTACTTAAAATATAATCATCCGCAAAATACGTCTCAAGGTCGAGGACTACGAGCTGCATTCGTTTTCCATTTCAATAGAAGCCCCATGGCCCGAGTAGTTGCGAAGTACCGGCCATGGGGCCAAAGCGGTCAAGTCAGAAGGAACTGCGGAAACCTCCTACGCGGAACGAGAGATTCCGTCTCTCGGCGGATCTGGGGCGGATGCCCTGGATTTCCTTGCTTGCTGCTTTATACGCCAGATCGATGTATCCGAAATGCCGTAGATGTCTTCAAGCAGGCGGTTGGAACGGCGATCCTTGGCGATTGCTTCAATCTCCTCGGGCCGCAATCGTTTTCGAACTCTAAGCCCACATATCTCTTTCGAGTCGGCAGGATACAGCCTGTAGACCGAGCCAGGTCCGCCGCTCCCCGTGATGCGAAGACTGTGATGTGCCAGTATCTCATTGATGCGGAATACCATGGTCGCAACGATCTTGGGGCTGTCCGAACCGCCGTCAGGCGTGTCGGCGTACAAATGATCCATAATCTGTATCGACGTCACGCCTTCGGGGTGCTTGACAACGAAGTCATAAAGCCGTTGCCGATATTTCCCACCGAACTGGATTTCCGGCGCGAAGGGGCGGTTGCAAGTCGGGCAATACTTCATTTTGAAACCGCTTGAAATGCGTCTTCGGTCTTGAAGAACTGACCGAACTTCTTGCGCCCCACCATTTTTCCGAGTTTCAGGAACAGCCCGCCTAGCTTCGCTATTTCTGTGCCGGTGCAATCGCGGAGCTTCTTGCCGCAGATCAGAGTATCCAGCGTGAGCTGATCCATGTGCGCTTTTGCAAGGGCTTTCTCGCGTTCGTACACAACTGTTCGTGCCTCGCGCTCTTGCTCGCGTTCTCGCGTGCGCCTCTCTGCTTTTTTCTTCAGCTCTTTGATCGAAGGGGGAAACGCTTCTTCATAAGCATTCCCGTCGATAATGTTGAGCCATGCCTCAAGCGCCGCCGCGTTGAAATCCTCGTTCTCTTCCAGCATGAGCCATTTAATAAACTGCCGCTTTCGTTCCGACTCGGATTTGAGCATGCGTTCGCGCAAGAAGCTGACATAGATTGCGACCGGGTTCAGCTTTTTCTCGCGAGGGATATCGCCTGTATGATCAACGGATGCCATTTAAGTTCTCCTCTTTTACTTGGTTTATTTTCTCGTAGTATGCGGCTACAATTGCGCGCTGTTTAAGTCGAGATTTTAGCTCGCTGGTTTTTCTGCTTTCGTTGTATAGAGGATCGGTTGCTCGGCGTTCACGCTGCTGGGCATTTTTGCGCGCTCTTACAACGGGATTTGCCATACGCAAACGATCATTAGCATTTTTGTATTCTTTATAGGCAGGCTGCTTGCGATATTCGCGAAGCACTACGTTTCTATGTGCTACACAGCAGAATTTTTGATTTTTACTTGTTTTATAGAATTCTTTCCCACAAAGCAGGCAGTTTTTAGTCTTCATATTACTTCCCCCAATCCCAAGTCGTGCGCTCCAGCTCGGCCGCCAAGCCGCGACAAGCCAGTTGATAGCGTCGCCAGATCCAAGGCTTGATCCGCCGCTCGGACTTGCCGCGATCGGGAGTCACGCCGCGTTCAAACCAGTATATCGCCTCGATGCTGTAGCCCAGTAGCTCACCCAGCTTCTGCTGGGTGAGACCAAGCGACTCGCGCCATTTGCGCGCTTTCTCGTGTTCGGTCATGCGGCCTCGATCAATTCAACAAGTTTATCCGCCATCTTGAGATAGGCAGCGCTCTCGGCGCTCCACGCGGCGCTCGCGGCGCTCGCGGCGCTCTCGGCGCTCTCGGCGCTCTCGGCGCTCTCGGCGCTCTCGGCGCTCCACGCGGCGCTCGCGGCGGCGCTCGCGGCGGCGCTCCACGCGGCGCTCTCGGCGGCGCTCTTCGCGGCGCTCGCGGCGCTCTTCGCGGCGCTCTTCGCGGCGCTCGCGGCGCTCTCGGCGCTCCACGCGGCGCTCGCGGCGCTCCACGCGGCGTTCTCGGCGCTCCACGCCGCGTTCTCGACGCTCTTCGCGGCGCTCTTCGCGGCGCTCCACGCGGCGCTCTCGGCGCTAAAATAGGACTTTCTACCTGTTGCCAGAAGCCGCAACAGATTAGCGCATTGTTTGACAGCATCTTTTACCAAAGGATGTGTGATGCCTGGATTTACCGTTTCATCCGTTAGCAGCCAGTGCAAAAATTTCCAGCCTACAAGAGACAAATCGGTGCCGGGACGAACGGCATTCATGAAACGCTCCGGCCACGCTTTTGCGGTTCCGTTCAGAAGACCTTCAAAGACGCAATCTTCTAAACGAGCGAGCATTTGCGGGATACCGAAACGCAATTCGTATTCTGCATGCTCGCCGGAATGAATCGTGCAACCGACGGCGCACCCTTTGCCGTTTTCCCAATATCTCCCTTTTATAATCTCATCGGCCGTCGCGTGCGCGCGGATCTGAGCAAGCACTTGGTCTTTGGTATGCGTGGTGTTTGTGAATGCGAGCATGAAAGTCCCTTTTTGTTAAGCGCTTAGACGTTGGCCGAAACTCAGGTTGGGTGCTTCCCAACAATGTTGCAGACATTGCCCCCAAGCTTGTCAGTCGCTGCTACGACCTATCGGCCAACCTCTAAGCGCTCGGTGTTCCATTTATCCAGCCGAAAAACCATTTGCATAGTTGTTCAAACATCCATGCCGGAATGTTAATTCCTTGCGCAACCCATGTACCATCGGCTCGCTGGCTAAATAGCACTGGGTTTCCGTTATGGATGTTACGCGCCATCAGCAACTCAGGATAAAACAGCCATTGGCCAACGACGATACAGTGCGCATTCTTATAAAGAGTCATGTCGAAACTCTGGTTTGGTTATCTCGTGCCAGAATTTTTTATTACGCGCCTGCATATCTGCCCAAGCCGAGGCAAACAACTCGTGCCGCGCAACTATTTTACGCCCTACGCGCACTTGATATTCGCACCATCCCATCCGAAGCCCGTTAGGACTACCGGACTTGACGCGGTGCCGCTCGACAACACTAAAATTCCCAATCCGCTTTAACACCGTCATTTCTCGTCTCCCCTTCTGATTTGTACTTTCTACAAATTTGGACTCCTTACGTCAATAGACTCACGATCACAGTAACGTGATGCACTGGTGATCAGCCTAACACGAGTTGACATGACGGGGGGATGACGCGCACCTTGCCCGCCCCACACAAGGGGACGCCCCGGTGGATTAAGCCGGGGCGCTGGGGATGCTGGGTTCTCTGGAGATGAGAAGCTCTTTTCTAGCCCGGCTGTCCCCCTGTGTCAAGCCAACGCAAGGGATAGCATATGAAAGCGATACCAACACTATACCAAGGCATTCAGATGCGCTCGCGGCTGGAAGCCAAGTGGGCGAGCGTGTTCGACCAGCTAGGCTGGAAATGGGAATACGAGCCGATTGATCTGGATGGCTGGATTCCGGATTTCGTTATCCAAACGAAGAGCATACCGTTACTCGTTGAAATAAAACCTGTTTTTGAGTTTCCGCACGCAGTAGCCAAAAAAGTCTCCAAATACTGCGAATCAGGCGAATACAACGTACTGATTGGCGCGGCCAGACTTATGCAGGCCCGGCACTTTCCCGAAAACTATTTCGGTTGGCTTAGCAACGACTTCGGCTGGTATCCAGAAGATATTGAAGGCTGGAACGGCGCCGCTCCCATGGGACCCGAAGATGGCAAATACGGCCTGCACACGCTCCTAGGTCCGTGGGATGATGTTATCGGTGACGTGGAGCGGAAGCACTTCATCGATGACGATGAGCTGAAGGCAATCTGGACGCGCGCCGGCAACGCGGTGCAATGGAAAGCTCCGCGATGAACCATCTCCTTGAAGCTGCCTTGCAGTACGCGGCCAGAGGCTGGCCCGTCTTTCCGCTCCATTCGGTATGGTTCCGCAGCGCAAATGAGCCGGTGTGCACCTGCCGTCGGCGTTCCGAATGTCCCACCAGATACATCGGCAAGCACCCTCGGACGTTGAAAGGGCTCAATGACGCGACCACCGATCGCGCACAGATCGAAGCGTGGTGGAGCAAATGGCCTGACGCCAATATCGGCATCGCGACTGGGCACGGACTTACCGTCATGGACATCGACGGCGAGCGAGGGCGTGAGGAACTCATAGCGCTCGTCGCAAGGCACTTAGGAGATTTCCCCTCGACGCTCGGGGTCCGCACGGGCAACGGGGGGCATCTTTACTTTGCTTGCGAGGGGCCCAGGAGCCACGCCAAGGGCAGCCTGCACATCCGAGGCGATGGAGGGTATGTTATTGCCCCACCCTCAATTCATCGCAGTGGGCGCCATTATGAGTGGGCTAACGCGCTTGAGATAGCAGTCTCTCCGGAGTGGCTGCGCGAATGGTTCCTGGCAGGCGGAGAAGGGACCAAGCCCTCGCAGCAACGTCCGACAAACGGTCTGGCAGTCGCACAGCAGTTGCCAACGCTAGACGCTCCGCCCGCTTGGGTGCTCGCAAAACAGTCGGCTTCGCGCCTGCTTGACAGCGCGACCATCAAGACGCCATGGACGTTGCACGAGCAGGCTCGCGTACGAAGCGCTCTCAAAACCATTCCTCCGGATGATTATGACGACTGGTTGTATACGGGAATGGCTCTTCACGACCTTAGATGGAAAATCAATGAAATCGATATCGGGTTCAACGAGTGGGATATCTGGAGCCAGAGATTACCGGAAAAATATACACGCGAAGCGCTTATAGCCAAGTGGCAAAGTTTCGAGCGCAGCACCTATCGCGGCAAAAAGCGAACGATAGGTTCCATCTATGACTTGGCGGTCGAATGCGGATGGGACGGAACCGTTACCCCAATCGAAACGAACGAGCACAAAATAAACGGCGCGAACGGCCATTCCTTCCACTTCGATACGACTACGGCGGCAGGCGGGCCGATCTTCGTCGATTTCACCGAGAAAGGAAAGATCAGAGGGACGTGTGTAAACTCCAAGATCGCGCTGCGCGCGCTTGGCGTCACCTGTCAGCACGACCGGTTCCACGACAAATTGGAGGTGGGCGGGCAGATCATGGGGGAGTGGGCGGGCGAGCTGATCGACAATACGGTGCATATGCTGCGTACGATGATCCATGAGACATACCGATTCGACCCGGGCACGGTTCCGACGCATGACGCGGCAGTGCAGGAATGCTTAGCTCACGCCTACGATCCGGTGGCGGATTACCTGGACGGGCTGACATGGGACAAAAAGCCGCGGTTGGAAAATTGGATGACAACGTACCTCGGCGCGGAGCCCAGCCGTCTCAACAGTATGATCGGAATGCTCGGACTTATCGCGGCTTGCCGACGGGTGCGCGCGCCTGGCGCCAAGTTTGATGCAATCACAGTTCTTATTTCAAACGAAGGGCACGGAAAGTCGAGTGCAATCGAGGTGCTCGCGGGCGAATCGAATTTCAGTGATGCGCCGATATTGAATATCGAAGAGCGGGCGCAGCAGGAGGCCATGCAAGGCGTGTGGCTGTACGAGATTGCGGATTTAGCCGGGATGTCGAAAGCGGATACCGACAAGGTGAAGGCGTTCGCAAGCCGAAGAATAGATCGCGCCAGGCCGGCCTACGCGCGCTCCAGAATAGATCGCCCCCGGCGCTGCATATTCTTCGCCACGACAAACTTGCAGCATTTCCTGAAATCGCAGACCGGCAATCGAAGATTCTGGCCGGTGCAGGTCGGTAGGATCAGATTAGATGAATTGGCGCGCGACCGGGATCAATTATGGGCCGAGGCCAACGCAATAGAACAGATTGGGGTTCCACTCGGGTTGCCGGAGGCGTTGTGGGGCGAAGCGGCGGCAATTCAAATAGAGCGCATGGAATTAGACCCGTGGGATGATGTGCTCGGCCATTTGAAATTGAATGAGACATTTGACACAGTTGACGGACGGGAGTGGAGAATCGGAACGCGGGACTTGTTGAGCGGGCATCTGGCAATCGCGCCGGACCGGCAAACGGATGGCATCATGAAGCGATTGAGCTATATCATGCGTCGGCTGGGATGGGACGGTCCCAAAAAGATGCGCGTAGGCGCGTTTACGGTACGCGGGTTCTCAAAAAGGTGTACCACGTAGCACCCGGAACGGGTGGAACAAAAAACGCTATACGTTCCAAGGCTGTACCCCCTGTTCCACCTGTTCCTTCTTATAGAAAGAGATAAGACAGAGACGGAGGAGCCGGGCACAGCGATATGTAGCCATTACATGTCTGTAGTGGGGTTACCGCCCCATAGCTATAGGGAGGTAGGGGGGACACGGGCCACAAGGAGGTACACAGTTGATATATAAGGATAAAAGCCGTTTTTTTGCGTGGAACGCGGGGGACACAGCCCGGAACGGTAATAGGAATGAGTCCATATTTTTGGACTCATTCCATGTTTTCACCGTTGCGTTTTCCTAGTCGGCGTCTTGTTCATTGGTGCACCGCAATGCCGCGCGTGTAGCACGAGCTGACGTCCGCCCCCTCCGGAACGTCCCCCTCGCGGAGGACATACAGCGCACAGCCCCTAGGATCGCCCTGGATGAAGGTTTTCAGGGCCGGGTACTTGGTCATGATTTTTGCCAAACGCTTACGGGCGCCCTTCTCACGGTCGGGAAGCCGCGTGTAGCGGGCTACTCCCCCTTCGCTGTGGGGATGGAACTCCTCGAACGGCAACCCATCGTCGTCGTGCTCAAAGACTTTGCCGATGAAGCGATAGCTGACATTCAGCCTGCTGTGACATTTAGGACACGTCGCGGCGTGGGCATGTTCGCGCTTCGCATCGACCGTATTCCAGACTTCTCCACAGTCACAGTTCCAATTCTTTTTGAAGCGCGCTACGCCGCGCACGATCGCCCAAGAGCCATGGCCGTTGGAGTCGCCGCATTCGAGCTCGAACCACTTTTGCAGGGTCATGGATATCCGGCGCAGCTGCCAGGCGTCTTCGTAGGTAACGCCAGCGGCGGTGAGTTGGGCCACCATGCGGGAGGCAACTTCCCATTCGCGTTTGGTGCGGCTCATTGTTCGATCCTCCAGAAACCGACTCGGTTGCCGTTGATGTCGAAAAGCGATGCGCGTTCGCGGTCCAGGCGTTTGACCGCATCGCGGAGAATCCGTGCAATTTCGTCCCTGGCGTTTGGATGGAACGCGGCGTTGTCGCAATCCATTTCGATGATGAATTTCATTTGGATTCTCCGATCTGCGGGCGCGTGGCGGAAACAGTGAATTCTTGCTCGGGATATGCGGTGCGGTAGTCTCGGGCGATATCTTCGAGCGTTTCGCCGCAGCCTAGTCTTTGGTGCTCGGCGAAGGTTAATCTGACGATCGACCAGCGCAGCAAATCGCCGCTCAGTTTTGGATGGCGTCCCCAAATATGCATTTTCAGCCTTCCAAGCCACAAGCGCGGAGAAATCGCGCGTAATCGAAGCGCGGGTTGTTATTGCCGCACGCTTCGGCGAATGCCGCCGCGACTCGGGCTTTGCAATCGCTTTCTTCGCAGTTATCCGCGGACAAATTGCTGATTACTTTCGCGATGAACGCGAAGTGTCGGTGCTGGAGTTGCGTGGTTGTCGTTTTGTCTTTTCGGTATGCGGAATTTGGCGTCAGCATTTTTCTACCTTGCTCCGGGCTCTCGGTGCCGGGAAACCGTGCGGCTTGTCTGCCTGTCGTGATTTGTAACGAGTACGGATTTAATTGTCTAATCACGATTTCGTGATCAGTACTCGGTGCGTGTTTAATGCCGGTCTAGGTCGTGTTTAATGCTTGGCGTTAAGATGCGCCAGTTTTTATGCGTTCAACCTCTTCGAGGAGAATCCGTGCAATTTCGTATTTCGCGTCTGGCTCAAACGCGGCGTTGTTGCAATCCATTTCGAGGATGAATTTCATTTGGATTCTCCAATGCCGCATGCGCGCAGAAAGTGGGCGTAGTCAAACTTGGAATTAGTTGCGGCGCATGCGTCGGCAAAAGCGCGAGCGGTGCTTTCTTTTTGCGTGCGGAGGCTTGGCGCATGATCCGGCATATTTGCTATGATCTGCGCGATATATTCGAAATGTCGCTTTTGCATTGAAGGAACGATAGGCATTTTTTCACCTTGCTCCGGGCTCTCGGTGCCGGGAAACCGTTGCGCTTTATTGCGCGGTAAAATTGGCGTCTGATTCGGGTAGCCAAAGAACTTCTCCGGCGGGGCCGTACACAACGGCAGAGGTGCCAAGGCGGCGAGCGTAAGAAATAGCATCCGCAAGTGCTGCGAAGTGCTGATGATTTTGGCTCCAGTCCGTTGCAAAGAATGTCATAATGGTTTGCTCCTGTTCGTTTGTGATTTGTAACGAGTACGGATTTAAATGTCTAATCACGATGTTGTGATGTGCGATCACGAACTTGTGATATGTAATTAGTGCATATTGTGCTATGCTTAAGTTCTAGGCAAATGGCAGGGAGTTGCGAAAATGCATAAGCTTAAGAGTCACCCGCGCGTCGAATATGTCGATGATGAACGCGCAATTGGCAATTCAATTATCGTTACGCTGCGCGCTCATTGGACATTTACGCCGGGAGAAGACAACCGAGTCGGCGGCGCCGATACCATAAAAGAAGCGTTGCTTATGGTACGCGCTGCGCATCATTACGCCGGACCGCTCGATCCGTAAGATGTTGAAATTACTGGAAATTTTTGGCGCGTATTGTTTAGCGTTTGGCGCTCAAACCGCGCGCCAGAGATTCCGGTCATTGGAATGATTACATATCACGAAGTCGTGATCACATCGCGTTTGACATTTGAATTTGTAAGGAGTACGTATTGAAGCATCGGAAATGAGAGGGGAAATTAGATGCTATATGCGAAACACGAAAGTGGTCGTTGTGGAAGTGATTGGACGTGCATCTGCAAAGACTTAAAGACTTATCGTGGTGTGAAAAATCGCGTTAAGCGAGGTGCTTGGCCGAAAGGAGAGTGGCGCATTTATCAATGTAGCGAATCGGAGTGGTATAAAACTGCCGGTCACGTTTTGCTTGGTAAATTTTATAAAGCCTAAAGGGGGATAACATGTCAAACGTTGCTTTTACTACGATCAAACCATTGCCCGGATCGACCTGTATGCGTATCAACGTCGATTTGCGCGGCCGTCCTTATGCGCAGCTGTGGACGTTCAAGGATACGCGCGACACGTGGCACCCTTGGCACCTCAAGACGCTTTCCGGTTTCTATAAGACGTTTGGAGGTGCGGCGTATCAGAAGGCGAAGGCAAAAAAGATTGCGGCTTTCGACGCAATGATGTTCGTTAAACACCTTGCGGGGGAGTAGAACAAATGCCTGAATTCATTCTCGATCATGGGACACCTGAAGCGACGACAAAGTTCCGAGCGCTCGATAGCTTCACGCAAGGCTATATCGAAGCGATGTTTTTCACTTCGACCGGCACTGGTGACGATGAAGACTTGCAAGATGCGAGTGTTGCGGAATTGGCGCCGGAAACTTGGCAACTGATTCGGGAGGATTGCGCCAAATTCCAAGCGGATAACGCTACGCTCTTGGAAACGGCTAACGCGGTGCGTGCTGGCCTTGTGATGGAATACGATGACGAATCGGCCGGTCGTGATTTCTGGTACTCGCGCAACGGTCATGGCGTAGGCTTTTGGGATCGCGGATTAGGTGAGATCGGCGATGTGCTGACTACCAAGGCGCAATCGTATCACGAAATTGATTTGTATCGCGGCGACGACGGTTTGCTTTATTTGGCTTGACAATCGCAATTAGCACCTCGTGCAAAGTGTTTGGCGCTTAGAGCGGCACAAGTTGCCGCTCTTATTCATTTGACATTATCGTTTGTAATTAGTACAAAAGGGAATGCCGCAATGGTGCGGCTTTTGGGGAGTTTGGGAAATGCGGGATCATTTGTTTGTCGGATGTGCCGGTGATCTGTACGATACGCGCGTTGCGAATTGGAGCAGCAAGCCATTGCGTCAAGTTTTCTCTTATCATTACCCACAATTCAACGGCACCGCGCTGTTTAAGGCAACGCTACGCGCCGGCGCGTATACCAATTTGGGCGGATATCCTATTTACTTCATTTGTGAGAATGGCGACACGTTGCACCACTCGTGCGCACGAAAGCACGCTAAGGAGCATATCCGCGAGATTCGGGAGCAGGACGATTCGCGCATTATCGGCTGCGCTGTGAATTACGAGGATAACGACTTGTATTGCGATCACTGCAATGAGCCGATTGAGTCGGCCTATGAGAACGCGCGTAGCATCGTTGGGGAGGATTGAGCAATGGTAACAGGATTCAGTGTGACTTATGAACGCTGGGATGAATCGGCGTCAGAGATTGGCGAGACTGATGATCGCGGTTTTGTGATCGAGAACGTGTCGTTTACTGATGCGGTGCGAATCGGCTTGGAAGCGCGCGAGCCTTCGTGGTGTAGTTTGCCAGAGCCTAGCGATTCGCGCATCGGCGACGCGCGATGGTTTACGTTTGGTGGATACGAACAGAACTGGAGCGATGGTATAGAAGAACAGCGCTCGCTGCATATCCCTGACAGTGTGACTCCATCGAGTCGTCGGCGGCTTGCTCGGTTGTTTGGGTTGCGCGCGTAATACCTTGTGAACAAGTCGAGACTTCGAGCCGTCTTCGGGCGGCTTTTTCTTTTCGCTAGAGCGTGTTAGCTTGTGGCGAGTGGTAACGGGAATACAATCAATGGGCGTGATACGCAATACGAAGCACGAAGCATTTGCACAAGCTCTAGCGCGTGGTGAGAACGCAGTTATCGCCTATGTCCTTGTAGGATATAAGGAACATCACCAAAACGCCTACCGTTTGGCGCAACATGATGCAGTAAGAGCCAGAGTCGATGAAATCTTGATGCGCAAAGATGCAGCGTTTGAGCGTTCTAACATCAAAGCCGCTCATGCTGCGGCCGTTGATAAGACTTGGGTCATGAAACGAATGGTCCGCGAGGCCGAGAATGCGGATCGAGCGAGCGAGCGAGTGCGAGCCTTGGAACTTGTCGGCAAAGAGTTGGGCATGTTTATCAACAGGTCCGTCTCACTCGACATCAGCGCGGACTTCGCCAACCTCGACAACGCCGAGGCGATCCTGGCAGCCGTCGCCAAGGAGCTAGGTGACGACACAGCGGCGACACTCCGGGCACTCGTTGCCCCGCGCAAGGCGCCTACGCCTATGCGCACGATAGAGCACGACCCGCACGAGGTGCTCGACGCCGACCTGCCGGCCGTCGAGTCGCCAGCTGGCGATTGCAATGCAGGCTGTATCAAGGGTGGCGATGACGAGCTCGGTCTGCACGGCACGAACAATCCGTGCCCTGATTGCCCCTATATCACGCGATTGTGATCGACTATCACAAGCCTGACAATGGATGTAGATAGCCTTGTTATGGCCTAGCGCATAGCGTTTGGTGCTTAGTGTGACGCAATAGTCACAGCAGGCAAGGTGCAGGATAGCGGCGCGCCAGGTCGGAAGCCCGGCGCCTAAAACGGGGATCGATCGAAAAATGGGGTCCGGTGCATACCCGAGCCCCCCGCTGTGAGAGCGAGCTGCCGCTGCTGGGGTTCCTTCCGATCGACGGCTAGCTCCAAAAATTTAGAAAAAATTTTTCCAGAAAAGGAGGTATCTTTGTAAGGATCTTACATCCTGTTGCCGAGCGCCAAACGCCAAGCTATACCTTCTTCGGGCTTGGCCCGTGAGGTCGAAGTATTTCGGCTGGATAAACGCTCCTTGCCTTCGAAGGGGCGTTTATTTTTACTACAAAAATTTTTCCAGAAAAGGAGGTATTCTTGTAGGGGTGTCCCCTCGTATTCAGGGACCCCTATTCAAGCTCCTATTATCGCCACTCATCGGGTCCACCCCCACCATTGTCCTTTTACGGTCCAACGGCACATTCCGCGGTTGCTTAGGCGCTTGAGAATGCGGCTGCCAGCCGCATTCTCAAGCGCCCTGTGCTTTCATTTCGTGGCTAGGCCAAATCGAACCGGCTATCTCGGATGCTGGCACAGGTCGCTCGCGGCCGGATGGGAGTGCGGCCAGCGCCCGCTGTTCCGCAACTGCGAGCGAGACTCGCTGGTGCTTCTGAAGTTTCACCGTCGTCCTCGTATCTGTGACCAAGCGCTAAACGCGATACCCGAAGCGGGCAAGGGCGGGAGGACTCGAACCTCCAACCTCCTGGTTTGGAGCCAGGCGCTCTACCAATTGAGCTACGCCGATTCAACGGGGACCCGCACCCTATAGCCGTCCTCAACAAACTCGATCTTACCTTCCAGAACCTGGCGGTCACACTCATTGTCGAATCGGTCTTTCGTTCCGTGGAGGGGCCCCGCGTCGAACACGTTCGTAAAAACTTCGAGATGATTCACGTATCGGCCTTCGCGATCCTTCATGACTTGGGTTTCTGCCCACTCTCTCCACTTCAATCGATCTTGCTTCAAGCGCTCCCATCCGTCTTCGATGTGGTTCATCGGTTTGTACGCATCCATCAACGCCGTGAACTCCTGGCCTATACCCCAAGACATCCCGTCTTTCTTCAGACACTCCCAACCATCTCCTGGGAAACGGCAGCTCGGGATATCTTTATAGGTCTGATCCAGGAGCGAGTGGAGCCGCTTGACATACACGATCTCCCACGCCGTCGGGCTCGCGACAAAACTCTTAACTGGCATCAAACTGCTGGCGCGAACAATCGATGGAGCTGCAACGCATGTTACCAGACCCGTGATCAATCCTCGTCGTGAAAGCATCTTGCCTCCCTCAATTAACCGTTCGCAAACTCGAATGTTTCCGCTGCTCGATGGACCCTCGCAACGCTGCGATCAGCCACTCCGTCGTCTCGATCGACAGCATGCAGCCGTACGTCGTTCCATCGTTCTCGATGAACAGGTGGATCATGTTGCACTCCGGCCTGTCGCAACAGCAAGCGATGATACCGGTCATCGGTTCGATTTCGTCGAAGTTCATCTAGACTTTTTCCTTTCCGGCGTCTCGAACCATTTCCGCGTATTTCAAAGCGTTCTTGTAGTTGAATTCATCGTTGTTAAAGTGTAGCCGTGCCCCGTGGAACAGGCTGTATAGTGGATGCTCATGTGGCGGCCATCGACTTTCGTCGTGATAGTCGAAATGTGGTGTCCAGTTCACTGCATCACCCTCCATACCTGTCCCGCGCTCCACTTGCCGGTGCCTCGCGGCGTCGAGACGCCAAGCTTGTTCAGCTCCTCCGCCATACGCTTATAGCTTGGTTGCTTCTGGAAGTCTGGATCTTCGACAATTTTATCGATCGTCGGCCTGATGTCCGCCGCGTACTTGCGCGCTTTCTCAGCCATGACTCTTCCACCTTCCAACTGCGCTTCTCGCGAGATCTTGACTCCTCTGTTGCCTCCCAGCTTGACGCCTCGCGCCTTCGCCGCGGCCAGCGCCGCTTTGGTGCGCGCCGAGATCATGCCGGCTTCAAGCTCGGCCACGCTCGCCATCGTTTGCAGGATGAACGTTCCGGTATGACCTTCGATCTGTGGCAGGTCGACGAAGCGCATCTCCGCGCCTGACTCCAGGAGCTTACACAGAAACCCCGCGCTTCTTGTCAGCCGGTCGACTTTTGCCACGACCACGGGCGCGCGGTACAGGCGTCCCATGGCGAGCGCTTTTTCCAGTTCGGGCCGATCCGCCCTCTTGCCGGTCTCGATCTCCGTGAATTCGGCCAGCAGCTTACAATCTCCGCCATGAAGATAGTTGGCGACGGCCGCGCGCTGCGCTTCGAGCCCCAGGCCCGATCGTCCCTGCTTCGCCGTCGACACTCGGTAGTATGCGACAAATTGTCTCATAGAGCATCCTCCCTAAAATCAAGATTATCACTACCTGCATAAATGTCAATAAAAAACCTCGCTCCTGAGCGAGGCCAAGTCTAGGGAGGAAGCGCCCTCACAATAAGGGCGACAGTTCTTACTGGCCCATTCTCGGCGCCAGTAAGCTCGATTCAGTCGGGCCGGTCGCTACTCCGACTAGTGTCTCGTTATGGCGCTTGCGCAAACCAATGCCCGGTGTCCGATGCTGTGGACGAGATACACGGGGACCACCCCAGCCGCGTGTCTGCTTTCCACGCCGCCGACTGAAACTCTTGGATTACGGAGTGGGTGGAACGTTGGCGTCGAGCGCAGCCTGCACTTTTCCTTTGTTGCTTTCCACGCCGGCAAACACGGCGTCGACCTTCGCCTGGACGGCCGGAGGCAGCGTGGTTCCAGCGAGCGCGTCGGCGATCTGCTGCTTCAAGCCGGCGATGAAGGTCGAGAGACTATCGAGCTTGGTACCTTCTTCGGCGACGTCCGCAAGAACTTCGTCAAGTGTAGCCATTATTCGCTCCAATTTCTGGAACATCCCGATGATGTCCCGATGCAGATGTTGGATCAACGCGTTATCGCGCCCCTGGTTCTGCAGGATCGTTTCCTGTCCCTGGAGCACTTGGCGAAGGATACGTTCGATACGCTCGACCATGATCTTACTATAAGCCGCTTCGTAGGAAACTTCCAGTGAACGTTTTACGACAGCGAAAGCTTCCTCGGTTTTCTTTTTCTGCCTTCGAAACCAAATCTCGCTGAGCGCCAGGACCCCTAGGAGTATCCCGCCAACCGCTATGATGAACTGGGCTTGGGTCATGGCCAAGCCGGTTCCCCGCGCAACACTCGAACCGTCGCGTCACGGGCGTCAACGGCCCTTGTCTTGCGTGGGAAGATGTTCACCAGGACGCTAATGCGCGGATCAAAGCGATCTGGAAACGATGAGAGTTTATGCCTGGTCCACCCAACGATACATCCGGCTGTACCACACTCACCTACGCCGCGGACGTAATCCATATAGAACCACTGCGGAGGTGTTAGTCCTTCAGCCCAAGTCGGACTAATAACCCTGTTCGGAGCATCCAGAATGCGCCCCGCGTCGACCTCGTCGACGAACCAGGCCAGCGCCTCCCACTGATCTCGTGCGAAGCCAAGTTCCTCGGCCGTCTTGTAAGTAAGTCGTACCGGCAGCGTCCCGTGCATGGTCAGTATCCTCTGTGATAGCTCATCTTATAGTGCGTCAGACAGTAAGGGGAATGGTGCTTCTTGCCCGGCACAGTATACGCTTCTTCTCCGCAGAATAAATGGGGCGTATCGCAGCATGTGGCGCCGCCCACCGGAAATCTGCAGCCGCCTTCCGGCAGCTCCAACAAGGAAACAAACAGCGAGGCCATCGTCGGCTGCTGTTCCGGAACACAATCATTTGACCACTTGCGCGGCTTGAATGGAGTGACGTTTGGATCGGTCTTGCCGATCGTGATGGGAAGCAGCGTCGATACCTTCTCGACAGGTGCTTCAACGCAATCCGGCATAAACGGTTCCGGCTCAGCCGTTTCGGCTTCTATGATTTCGGTTATTGTAAGCGCAGGCTCCGGCGATGACGTTCCTCGCATCAATCGCCAGATGCGTCCGGAGATAGCGCTGCGTGTCATCTTCATAACCCCCGCAATCTGCCCGCGGGTAAACCCTTTATCCAGCAAGCGCACCACTTGCTCGTCTCGCAGCCTGTTCCACATTGGACGTGGTGTAAGCGGTAGATCCGCATTGAAAGCGTTGTTCATGTGAACATGTCCCTTGTCATTGGTTCCCCGCGCTCGATATCGCGCAGCGCTTTCTTGCCGACGATCGCCTCAATCATGTCGGGGCGCAATCCATTTCCCGGCCTGATGCTTCTCACATTATCGTGTGTGAAGGCTTCTCCCTGCTTAATGTCTTCAACAGCAAACAGCGATCTGCGATAAGGCTTGTGGAGCACATCGCCTTCGCTCTTCTTCGGCTGCAGCGCGGCCCAGGTGTTGAGTACGGCTTTGGTCATGCGGGCGAACTCTACCGGCTTCAAGCTGAACGCGGCGTCTTCGCCTTCTACTCCTTCCAGGCAGAAATGCTTCTCGATCATGCAGGCGCCAAGCGCGGTTGCCGCGATCGGCACTTCCAGGCCGAGGGTATGGTCCGATACGCCGTAGAGATCGCGCGTCAGCGTTGTCAAGTCATAGTCGCTTGCTTTTGCCGGGTACGCGGATACGCAGTGAAGCTTGATCGGGTTTTTACCTCCCGCGTCGATCGCCATCCAGTAGGCATCGTAGATCTCGTCCCTGTTTGCCATGCCGGTCGAGATGATGACCGGCCGCTTCGTGCTCGCGGCGTAGTGGATGAGGGGAAGGTCGACGATCTCGAACGATGCAATTTTGTAGGCGGGACATTCGAGCTTCTCCAGCATGTCGATGCTCGATCGATCGAACACCGAGGCGAACCAGGTAATATCGATTTCTTCTGCATGATCGGCGATTCGCGGGAACCACTCGAAGGGCGTCTCGCATTGCTTATACAGGTCCCACAGCCGCTTTCCTTTCCACGGCCCTTCTTTGATCCAAAACTCATCCCGCCAGCTATTTAGTGTGATCGTATCGGCCGTATATGCCTGCAGCTTCACGGCATCGGCCCCCGCCCGCTTGGCAGCGGTCATCGTCTCCAGGCATCTGGCCAGGCTGCCCCCATGGTTCGCTCCGATCTCGGCCACGACGTAGGGAGGCTGTCCGTTTCCGATTTCTCGTCCTTTTATGTGCATCATAGCTTCATCTCCTCCGCTACCTTCCGGAACGCCGAGCCGATCTGCTTGATCTGCTCCGCGGTCGGGTCCCACGCGCAATTTTCGAACAGGAACAGCCTGTGATAATGCAAGTCTTCGACGATCTGGCACTTCCTGGCAAACTCGGAGAACGCTGGCAGTCGGTAGAGTGGATCCACATAGCCTTCGGATAGTGGAACGCCTTCGGCTTTAAGTCTGCCTACGAGATCTGTTCTTGCGTGATCATGGGTGTTCGAACGCCCGCTTCCTAGCAAAAACGGAATGGCGTAGTAGACGTGCTTGCAGCGATCCCGCACGACGGGCTTCCGTATTCCTGGAATATCGCCGATCGCTTCAAGGATCGCTTCCGCCTGCTCGATCCGCTCGTTTACGATCTCGTTCCCGCGTTGTAGCTGGGCGAGCGCAATCGCGGCGGACACTTCGTTAAGCCGGAGGTTGAGCCCAATAGAGCCGCCCGCCATCTCGCCATGATTGATGAATTGCCGGAGCTTCTCGGCAAGCTCGTCATTGTCGGTAACGCATATGCCTCCTTCTCCGCACTGGATGTGCTTGTGAACGTTGAGACTGAAGACTCCGATGTCTCCGAAGGTTCCGGCATAGCATCCTCCTTCCATTGCAAATGGGGCCTGCGAGTTATCTTCGATCAGGTAGACCCGCTCGGGCAGATCGACCTTCATGGTCATTGCTTGTGACGGGTGCCCGAACAGGTTGGTGACGAAGACGGCTTTGCATTCCTCGAAATCGGCGCTTGCAAGAAAATTCCTGGTCAGGTTCATGCAGAAGGTCTCGTCTTCTACGTCGATGAACCGCGGCGTGGCGCCGGTAAACATCGGAGCGGCGGCCGTGGCCGACATGGTATAGGGCGAGACAGCGAACGAGTCACCGCGCCTCAAGTCGATGGCAAATGCCGCGGCCAGCAGCCCCGAGGTGGCGGAATTGCAGGCGATGGCGTGCTTGACGCCGAACGTCCCGGCCCACGTATTTTCCAGTTCGCAAATTACAGGACCGCCACGCTGCTTGCCTCCAATGAAGCCGGACAATGGAGAGTACAAGGCGATGCTTACGTCATCACGTTCTGTCACGCCAATCATATTAAATCGCGCGATCTCCCCTTTTACTTCCGGCATAATTCCTCCTCCAGCTCCTTGATCGACATGCGCCGCGCGTCCTTGCTGCAGTTCATGTCGTCCATGCTCTCGTGCAGCTTCTCCCACTTGGGCAGTCCTAGCGTTTTACAATCACGTACTTCGCCTGATGCGCCGCCTATGGCTTCTACCAGATCGCCGAGGCGATACGCCGGCAGGACGGGGATGCTGATCTCTCCGCCCTTCATCATCCTTACTGTGTCGAGTACGAGATCGACCGCTTCGCTCATGCGCATGAAGAAGCGCGTGCATTCTGGATCTGTAACAGGCAAAATCGCCTTTGGATCATCCGCCAGCATCTTCAACCACACCGGCACGACCGATCCGGTGGAACCCCAGACGTTGCCGTAGCGGCAGATCGCGAAGCGCGGCCCGTTCCATCCGCTCGTGTTGTTGGCCGTCAGGAACAGACTTTCCGCTATCGCTTTTGTCTGCCCGTAGGGCGAAACCGGCTGGTACGCCTTGTCGCTGGATATGCCGACAACTTTCTGCACGGTGGTATCTTGGGCCGCCTCGATGACGTTAATGGCGCCATCGACATTGGTCTTCACCATCTCGATCGGATTGTAATGACCCACTTCGATCCGCTTCAATGCGGCGGCATGGATCACCACGTCGACGCCATGCATTGCCCGTCTTAGCCGATCG